GTCTCAGACGGTGGTGTAGTCAACGGTGACAAGCTCTATCCCTGCCAGTCGAACTGGGGTTTACCTTTTTCTTCTGGTTATTCTGTTTTCGCTGAACAGCCTAACAAACCGTCAAGCTACTTCACGCAGCTCGACACACTGAGATTGACATCAGCTTCAGCTATATGTCCGAGGGGAATCTTCGCTAACAAGTTCCTTAACATGACTCTCTTCAATCTTCCTTCACCGATACAGAAGACGAGCTCACAGTCTATGACGGTCGAGTACACTCTTCAGGAAGTCACAGGAGGAGACGAGTCATGAAAGATTTAATTCTCGTACTTGTTTCCGGTGGCTTATTCTCGTTCATCCAGTTCTTCATCACTTTCGGGTTCTCCCGGAAGGATAAGACTAAGGAGATCGAAAAACGACTGGATATTATCCAGGAAGATCAGCAGCAGGGATTTAAGAAGCTGAACACGAAGGTCGATTATAATGCTGCAGTTTTAGCCAGGACTCACATCTTACGCTTCAATGACGAAATAATGAATGGAATGAAGCATAGTCGTGAGTATTGGAGACAGCAGCTCGATGACTGCGATACTTATGAGGAGTTCTGTAAGGAAAATCCCGATTTTAAGAACTCTTACACGGAGATCGCAGATAAGAACATCAAGACCACTTTTGAGAAGCTTATGAATGAGGGAAAACTCTAAAAGGAGGTTTTATGAAGCATGACATAGTGTATTTAATAAAAAATGATTGTGACTCTGAAGAGCTGAAATATTCGATAAGGTCAGTCGTTCAAAACTTTCCTTATCGGAAGCTCGTCATCGTCGGTGGATGTCCGTCTGACATCAAGCCTGACATCTATATTCCTGACACTCAGGAAGGAGCGACTAAGTGGGAGCGATCAATGCACTCACTTAAGAAAGTTCTGGACAATGATGAGCTGACCGAGGATATATGGCTCTTCAATGATGACTTCTTCATAATGGATCCTGTCAGATCCGATGTGAATTACTTCAGCGGTTCGCTCGAAAGACGTGTCGTTGAAATGAAAAAGAAAAACCCTCGAGGCTCTGGATATATCCGGAGCCTTGAAACTCTTAGAGCATCCTTATTCAATCTGAATAAGGACTCGCTCTGTTTTGCACTTCACATTCCATTCCTGATTAACCGAGTGAAAGCCGAAAAGCTCTTCGAGGAATATCCGGGACTGAAAATGTTCCGTTCGTTCTATGGAAATTGGTATGAAATCGAGTGCAGCTACATGAGAGACGTTAAGGTCTACGATCTGGAAACGGTTCCGGACACACCTTATATCTCCACGACAGATGAGTCGTTTAAGAAGGGAAAAGTGGGTGAGTTCTTAAGAGCTTACTTTTCGAATCCGACTAAATACGAAAAAAACACACTCCTGGACACAGTTCGGGAAATCTACGACGAGGAAGGAGAAATCCGCTATGAAAATTAACAATAAGACTTATGACGCTTTGAAATGGACTTTTTCAGTAGTCCTTCCGGCACTCACAACTCTGTATATCACTTTGGCTATGATCTGGGGCTGGCCTTATACAGAGCAGATCGCAGCTTCATTAACTGCAGTTATCACTTGCGGTTGTACTCTGCTCGGAATTAGCTCTGTGAAATATCAGAAGCTCAACGGAGGAAATAACAATGGCTGAAGAAAAGAAGACCACAAGAAAGACAGCTCCCAAGAAGACGACATCAAAGAAGACTTCAAAGAAGTCTGAAGTGGTCGAGGTCAAGGAGCCTGTCGAACCGATCGTTTCTGAAGAAATTGTAACTTCTGAAGAAAAGGGCATTTATGTAAAAATTGCAACAGTTCTTCCTGAAGAGGGACTTAATGTCAGGACAGGTCCCGATGCTAAGGCCCCTAAGTACGGAAAGCTCAAAGCTGGAACCGAGGTCGAAGTTCTCGAAGAGAAGGATGGCTTCGTCAGGATCGGCCAGGATCAGTGGGTAATGAAGAGCTATCTCGGAGGTATTTAATCATGGCAATAGACAGAACTGCTGCGAACCTGGCGACGTTCTGTCTCAGCGTCGTGGGAGCTCCTTACTGGTTCGCCTGTTATGGAAACGTAGCGTCAGAGGCATTATATAATTCCAAACGCAGCGAGCCTCAAAATAAGAAGTATTATGACTCCTGGTCAAAGAACACCTTCACTGATGACTACGGAAAGCGAGTCACAGACTGTGCAGGGCTTCTGAAGTGGTTCTTATGGTCCGACAATATGACTAATAAGAATCCGAGCTATAAGTCTTCGGAGGACTTCGGAGCTACGACTTTTTATAATAAGTGTACTTCGAAGGGAAAGATCGGAACGATCCCTGCTGAAAAGGTCGGAATCTGCGTATTCAAAGGAAACGACACTACGAAGACTCACATGGGTGTCGTAGTCGATAACAAAGGAACCGTAGTCGAGGCTAAAGGTCACGCTTACGGAACAGTTAAGTCGACTTTGAGTGGATGGGACTACTGGGGAAAATGTCATCTTATCAAGTATGATGCTGCTCCACCTGTTAAGGACCAGTATACCGTCGTTACACAGTATCAGCCTCTTACAGTCAGGAAGAATCCGACGAGCAAGTCGGAGGAGATCGACAAGCTTGCTAAGGGCTCGACATTCATCTCGACAAACATCGTCGAAGGTGAGAACATCAACGGCTGCACAGCATGGGCCGGAGTGAACGGAGGATATGTCAGCGGATATTATCTTTCACCTACTCCGACAGTCCCGGCTCCGTCACCTGAACCTGATCCACCTTCTCCTGAGCCTACACCTACACCAGAGCCGAAGAAGTACACCGTCAAGGTCGGAGACTTCTTAGCACTCAGAACAGGTCCGTCCACGGATTATGAGGAAAAGGGCCGACTGTGGAACGGTGCGGTGGTCACAGCGATCGAGGAATCAGGGAATTGGATAAAAATATCCGGTGATCTCTGGTGTTCGAAATCCTACTTACGATAGACACTTGTCTATGCTTTTTCCCTTATTCAAGGACTCAGTCTCTTCGGAGGCTGAGTCTTAAAAGGGTGATATTTAGATTTCTCATATATAACCCTCCTGAAGAGCCCCTTCGACTTAAATGTCGGAGGGGTTTTTCATTTGGCCAAAAAAAAGAAAAACCCTCAGTCGATTGGCTGGGGGCTTTTCTTTTGTCTGTTTGACGTTCAACTAAAAGTTCAGGTGACTTTATTATATCAGCTGCAGAGAAAAATAAAAGCCTCCGCTCAATGAGACGGAGGCTAGCCGGTGTAGCCCTATACCGGTAAGAAAGATAATTTTATTATAACATTTGACCAAAATTTGACCAAGAGAAAATGAAAAAACCGCAAAACCCTTGCGGTTGAGCGGTTTTCTTTGGTGGAGATGAGGAGAATCGAACTCCTTGAGATTTGTCCACCAGTGGACAAAATGACCGCCAGACGTGGACTTTCACCGTGTTCGGTATGTCAGAGTCCGTCAGTTGTGGACTCGTTTTGTCCCAAATTTTGACCAAAGGTGAGGTCGATTATCTCAGCTGCTCGCTTCTGATCTCCGTCGACAAAGTGACCATAAGTCTCGAAGGTGGTCATCGAGACGGAATGTCCGACGATGTCCTTGATTGACTGCTCTGGGAGAACATTCTTCATCATCGATATAAATGTATGTCGGAGGGAATAGACCGTTCCCGGAAGATTCCGCTCCTTCTTCAGCTTCTCCCAGTGGTTTCTCATGGTCGACTGATTTCCCATTGAACCATCAGGACTGCAAAAGATCCACTTCGTGTGCAGCTTATATTCATCGTTTCTCTGAATGGTTTTATCCAGGATCGCTCTGGTCATATTCCCGATCGGGACCACACGACGAGCGTTTTCATTCTTTCCTTCGGTGATCTGGCCTGAAGCATTAACGGACCGCTTGATCGTTACGATGCTTCCCCTGACATCGTCGATCTGAAGCCCTAAAGCTTCTCCCGGTCGCATACCTGTCAGCAGCAGAAAGCAGAAGAGCGGATGATACCATAAATCGGACTCTTCGAGCAGTCTCCTGGCATCATCTTTCTGAAGGATCTCTTTTTCTTTCCGGGAATGGCCCTTCGGAATATACAGATTTCCTCGGAGGAGCTCGCACTGATAATCTTCATATCCGAACTTGATGATTCCCTTGATAATTCCTCGGAGGTTTTTCAAAGTTTTCTCTGAAAGTGCCTTGTGACGTCCTGACGCTTCGTTTATGACGCTCTGCCAATCTCGGAGGGTAACTTTACATATTTTCACAGAAGCGATTCTAGGGGCTATGTAGAGCCTTATATATCGCTCGTACTGAGAATAGGCTTCCGAGTTCTCTCCACGACGAGCTTTTACATCTTCCAGGAACTCTTGAGCGACACGGCCGACGGTCTTGGATCCTGAAGCTTCACCGTAGAACCACTGGTCATATTTTTGCTGGACTTCCTTACGGCCTTTCGCACCGGGAACGGAAGAAGAGAAGGAAAAGGTTCTTCCTTCTTTCATTACTCTGATTCTCCATCTTTTTCCGTCCCATTTAGGTGATGTCATTTTGTTCCTTCTTGTGATCTTAAATATTCAGCGTAGCTTTTTAGCTTTGCGATGCTCTCTGCAGATAGTCCGTCGGTGATTGATTCTTCGTTAGTTTCTACTAGTACATCCATTAACTTCCCCGGTGTCGTATGAAGAGCCAGAGCAAGATCAGGAAGTCTTTCGATTGAGATGTTATTTTTCCCTTTTTCTATTGCACTGATAGCTTGTCGACCAGAAAAGCCTGACTTTTTTGCGAGCTCGTCCTGAGAAAGCCCTTCGGATTCCCTAAGCAGCCTTATATATTCCCCTAATCGTTTCAGCTTTTGTTCTTCCATATTATTCCCCTTTCTTTACTTTGATTATAGGTTGATTATTACACTTTTGCAATATTCCATTGACCTGTGTAAATTTATGCTTGACAAGGAAACTGAAAAGAAGTACATTAACATTGTCAAGCAAGACATGACACTAAGCAAAGGAGGTTTAAA